CTCTAAAACTTAATGCAGCTATATTATTTAGCATTAACCGACAGCTCCTACCACATACCAAATATCTGTAGCGGTTTTAATACAAGCTACGGTTTTATATTGTCCTAAAGTTGGTGATGCTGCTACTGCGCCCGCGCTCAGAATAGTCGTTGTACCAGGTGTAACAGCGCTAATTGTGCAGGCACCTACGCCTTTATTCAATACTGTAATTACTGTGCCAACAGGAAAAGCCACGGATGCGTTAGTAGGAATCTTAAAAGCAATAGCTGTGGCCTTGTTCATAGGCACTAAAGTTTGGTAAGCATCGTTAAGTACAGCCGTATAGTCAGTTGTGGCATCTGCGTTAACTGTAAAAGCCACTAAGCCGTTAAACATACCCGCGGTCATTACGTCACCCGTCAGGGCTGGAAAGCCTGTTGCCATTTTTATACTCCTTAATAAGATAAAACGCTAGTGCCAAGAATACCGTAAAAGCTGTTGCCTATGATAAATCCGTCAATAATTGGCTCTAGTGTCGTTAGGGTTGTTTTCCAGCTATTAGGCGTAATACTCATAGCTACGCCAAACACCTGCAAAGTTTTAGTGAGTGTGGATGAGCCAGGTTGGTTAGTCGTAACTGTTACTGGATCAAAAAAGTCTAAATCTAAAGCTGCAATAATGCCATTGTTATAGTCGTTTGTATATAAATCAAGGGTAATAGCATCGCACCTAATACTGGTCTCAGCTCTGGATGCTACGTAGGCACGGGCGTAATCTAGGGCCACGGCATCGGTTTCCATTAGTAGATTTTGCTGGTTATAGCTGTGGGTAAAATACTTAGCTACGCTTGCTGCGTTTGTAGCCGTTTGCGCTGTGCCTCCTGTGCGGGTAATGGATGCGGTGTTATACACCAAAGTATCGTCCAAACGCCATACAGCATTACTGTAAGAAATATCGGTACCGTTATCATTAAATACTGTTGGGGTAGCGCCAATACTACTTACCGTAACTGTACGGTCTTGAAAGACAAACGAGCCAGCCGCATCTACATAGAGCGCCCCATACTCGCTAATCTCCACGGTTTGCATAGCTGCAAGACTTGTGCGGGCTGTGCCTGGGTCTGCCTGCATAGTAGTCAAGCCTGCATCTACGTCACGCATAGAGGCTGGCCAATTGATAGCATCTAGCAGGTTGTTAATTCTTGCACCGCTTAACTGCCCCGCTGAGGTGCCCGCAACGGTACTGATCTGTGCATTTTGGGCTAGCCTAAAAGCATCCACAGCTGTAATAGTCGTATAAACTACGTCATTAGCATTACGCGGTGTAGTAGTTGTAAAGCTAGTAATGAAGCCTGAAAAAATAGGGTAAGTAATTGATTCGTAAGTAGCTGTAATCTGCACTTTGCGCATAGGTGTGAGTAAGTTGTAATACGGGCTACTAGGGTTTTGAGGGTTAAAATCACCGTTTTGGTCAACAATACGCAGAGATAAAGTGCCAGTTTGGAATTGGTCAGCCTGCGGGTTACGCCCGCGTTTTGTCTCAATACTATCTACAACATTGGATACGTCAACAATTACTGAGCTGCTATCTGCTAATACGTTTGTGCCAAAAATGCCGCTGCCAATAACAAAAGCCTGAGCAAAAGAAGGCCCAGTACTAAAGTTAATAACCGCGTTAATTACTGGGATTGGCATTAGTTAATAGCCCCTGCAAAGTTAAGGTTATTGCCATAGCGGTTATTTTGGATTACGGCATCCTGTACTACTTCAATAAGGCCGCTTGTTCTATCTACCACCGTTACGGTTACGTTGCCAGCCCCGTACCCAGCGCCGCTATTCATATTGGTGCTATAGCCGCCAAAGTCTCCTAATTTCTTTTGGAACTCAATAAGAGATAAATAATCTTGATAGTTTTGTTGGTCTAAAGTATCTGCCATAACATTAGCTAAAGTAGTTACTGCATCGGAATACTCTAAAATAGCATTTATAGACTCACCGCCGCCTAGTTTAGGTATTGTAGGTAGATTTTTAAAAGGGTCATCGGGTGGCTCTGGTTTATTAGGTGTAGTAGGAACATTAGGGTTTATTTTACAAAGCAAATCCATCATCGCTTTTATTTTAGCTAAAGCTATGTCTAGGTTTTCTAAGTTAATTAAATCTTTAGGTTTAAGGCTTTTTAAGATTCCCTCTATATCGCCTAGCTTTACTGCCTGGCTTTGTAGGGTACCTAGTATCTTTAGATCGGCATTAAGTTTATTGGTAGCAGCAAGGATAGCCGCCTCATCCTTTGAGGCTATGGCAGCCTCTAAAGCTAAAATATCTTGCTTAACTGTCAAACGTGCAATATCGCCTGTAATGGCTAGTAGTTGCGCCTCGCTTGTTGCCTTGCCTAAAGCCTGCGTTTGTGCTATCTGAGCTGCGTTTAAGGATATAGCCTCTAAATCAAAAACGGCTGTGCCTTTACCTAATGCTAAGTTTGCTTTATCTATGGCTAGGGATAATTGCTTAGCTTTTAATATAGCGGCGGCATTTTTAGCTTGCTCTTTAGTAAGAGCTGCAAGTTCTTTAGCGCGTTTATTAGCGGCGGCAGCAGCGGCAACAGCAGCTTTACGTTCAGCTGGGCTCTGTTGACCATAACCAGTTCTAATATCTTGAACGCCCAAAGTCTTTGCCAATGCTTTTACTGTTTCGTTAAAACCTGGTAAAGATTTAATTAAATCGCCAAGTTTATTAACCCAACTTCCTTTATTTTCTAATGGCATAGCCAATAGTTTTATTAACAATGATGTAGCATTGGCAAGATTAGATATGCCGTCTGTCAAACCTTTAACATCTGTATTACCTGAAATACTTTTTAAAGCATTTAAAAGAGCAAAACCTATAACTTCTTGTGCATCCGATGCTGCAGCTGTCAATAATTGCATTTGACCACCATAAGTAGCTATAGCAGCTTTGCCTGCGCCTGCAAACTGTTTGTTTAATTGCGCAATAATGTCATTAAACGAGGCAGTTTTTAATTCTGCCGCTGTCATATTTATACCAAGTTTTTTTAAGCCTTTAGTATTACCTATGTACGCTTGTGACAAAGTTTCTACAACAGTAGAAAAATCAACACCACTACCGCTTGCTATATCAAAAGCGTTAGCCATTAATTCTTGGCTTTTTTGTATTGATCCTGTAGCTTGTGCTAAACGGGCAAAGGCTGGGCGTAAATCGTCATCCAATATGCCTGTCTGTTTTTGCATATCGTTTATAAATTGCTCTACTGGTATCTGCGCATAAGCCAAACCTACGTTTTTGAGATTTGTGGCTAAAATTGCCTGTGCTTTAGAGTCACTAGCTGCAGCTTTAACTGAGGCTTTTGCAAAAGCTAAAACGGCACCAACACTGAAAGCAATACCTAAACCACTAGCAAGGTTTTTCACCCCTTTAGTTAATTTGTCGGTAGCTGTTTCGGCTTGTTTAAAAGCTTTTTTACCTGTGAACTCAGAGGCTATATCTATAACTACGCTAGCCATAATTACGCCTTTGTACTTTTATTAAGGGCAGCCGCGGCTGCGTTAATAGCTTTAATAACGGCGGCCTGGGCCTTGCCATTATTTTCATCGTAGGCCCTAAATAAAACACGGCCTTGCATCCTGCCTTGACCCTTAAAAGGCGCGTTATATTTTTGCTGTTGGTTTTTTACAAAGACACTCTCAGGACTTAACTTACCCATACGCTCATAAATAGATGCAGCAGCGTTTTTGTTAAATATACTAACTAGGGATCTAAAGCCTTTAGAGTTAGGTTTAGAAGGCGTAGTTTTATAGCCTACTTTAGTTTTAGCTAGGCTTACATCATAGGTAGGAAATGTACCCATTGAGTCAGGCCTTGTTAACCAACCGCTTAATATCTGTCCATTATCGGGCAAGTATCCTTTACCAGTTTTAACTATAGGTTTGAGTGCAGCTGCTACTTCTTTAGGCAGGGCTTTAGCCAGGTCAGGGGTGAACTTTTTTAAAGCCTTGCGTAGCTCAACGCCCCCTTTTACCTCTACTGGCATTTTGCTGCTCCTTAGCTTTATCGGTTAAAACCTTTAGCATATTCTTAAACATCTCTGTATCAAGGTCTAGTAAATACTGGGGCGCGATGCCCGTCTCTACGGCTAGCTGTGCAACCAGGTAACCAAAACTACCGCGCCCCACTACCCCAAAGGGTCATCATCTAGTACCTCAACCTTAGCTAAGGTGTCTAAAAACTCTGCCCCAAACATCGGTACGGTTTGCCCGCTTGTGCGTAAACACTCCCAGGCTAGCCAGTACACATCACTTTGCTTTTCATCATCTCTAAAAGCTTTGTGAAAGCCTTTTTTTGCATATAACTCAAAGGCATACTCAATACGTGGCGTAATCTGATGATCCGATACGCT